ACATACTGTGGCATGCCGAAGCGGTATCTGTGCCGGGGTGGGCAAAAACGAAATTCCATGGGTTCATATTACCACAAGAAAATTATGGGATCAATAGATTTTGGCAACTGTAACATGAATGCAACAATTGGAACAATGTTGTATTCATTCTTATATTTGGTCTCCCTAAGCGCCATAGGTTATCGTTATATATCAGCATTAAAATTCATCGCAAACAAAAGTTTTGGATATGGTATGAAAACCGGTGAGCATTCCTCTGGCACTTTTATAAATTCCAGTGTGAAAATGTTGTGTTTATAGTGCTCATGAGTTGTTTTAATGTAGAACACCCCAAACCCGTCAATGCCAATGGGTTCTCCTTTTCTCAATTCGTCCGCAATCACCTTCCACATTGCGTAATAAACCATATCTGCTGTTTGTTGGTTTAGTCCTTTTCGTCTGCGCGCAGCCCAATATGCACTACTACCCTGATATAAAGCGTTAACCCCTTCGGCACTATTTTCTGCCTGCTCCAGAAAATACCCAAAAGTTGAAAGAAGACTGATTGCCGAAACCCCCAAACCTTCTACCAAGAATGGCAAGTCCTTTGTTTTTATGGTTTGTAGCTTTTTCAGTATATAGTTATTGCGAAGACCATTTAAATTGATAGTTTCATCCTCAATCCCACGCTTTTCTTTTGCTGCTCTAATAAGCAAAGCTATACTTGGACCTGCAAAACGGGTTTTCTTTTGGGAAGTAAAGATATATTTGTTAGCTGGTCCAGGTTTTTCTTTAATAAAACACGATAACATTTCTCGCAAAGGTTCTTCAAGCCAAATACGACGTTGCTCATTGATGTAGATTAAATTGTTTTCAAAGTCAATATCTTTCAGCTTCAATGATAGAAGTTCTTCTCGAGTTAAACCAGCAAACCATGCAAGGCCCATCGCAATACCTGCAAAGGTCTCCTTCTCTATTGATATAAAGCCATCTATTTCTTCAAGTGTTTCTGCGCTATATGGGCACCCATGCATCCCACTCTTCGTCTTTTGATTTATTCGAAAAGATACCTCTGCTTTGGGTAGATTTTCTCCCAAACCTTTCTCTTTGGCAAAATCAAATATTTCTTGTAGAATTGGTTTTCCGTAGGCGACCTCACTTCGATCAAGTCTTTTTCTATACCTCTGTTCGAACATAACTTGCACAAAATAAGCATCTACCCTCTTTGCTGTAAGCATCGAAATTTCTTCATCTCCAAGGAAAGGCAGAATATATAATTCAAGAAAACTATTATAGTATGGTTTTAAATATGGAAGGATGGTTTTTTGTTTTTCTTCCCACCACTCAAGCGCTACCTCTCTCACTGTTGGCATTCCCAATCTCACCCCCTGCGGACATTGTTTTCCTCATAATACCATGATTTATATCTACATTCAAGAAAGGGGTGCCGCGGCAAAAAAAGAGGACTCCCCACCATGGAGAGCCCTCTTTTGTGCTAAGTAGCGTTTTTGCACTATTCCTTCTCGCCCTTATCCCTTAGCGCTTCCAGGGCCTTCTTCATCGCTGGAGGATACGGCACACCCATCAAGCCAAGATTCTCTATCAGGGATATTCCTTCATTGCCGATGTAAAATAGCACCATGGCAGTTCGGATGTACGTTGCGCCGGTGGCAGCATCCAAGAGCGTTCCGATCCAGACCGCCAACAGGATCACACCCTTTTTGCAAATGCCCCTGAAGCCCGCTTTACTGCTCAGTGCGCCTGTCTCGCTCTTGTTGGAGTTCTGCCAAAAGATCGCCACCATCAGCCCGGTTATGTAGTCCACTGCCATCATGCCGACCAACAGTATCAAAGCAGCGTCCCACCCTCCGAGCTGATTGGCAGCCATCGAGCCAACTGCACCCGCGCTTGACAGGATCCCATATCTGTTTTCGATTACATTTTTCATATTAGCCTCCATACAGGCCAGCCCGGTCATTGATGACTAGCAGCCTTAATTCACTGTAAGTCAGGTTTAGCTCTGACCCATCACCCTTAAGAGCCCCACATTTGGTAAGCTTGTCCACCGTGGCCTTGCCCCACTCTGGGATCTCTTTCATCTCATCATACTCAACCTTCTGAGAGGCCAAGGTCTCTTGTACAATAGCTTTTACCTGTTCAGGTGTCATATCAACTTCCTCCTTATGTAGTGGCATGTTGGGGGGATACTTACCAGCCCTAATGTCAGAGCCAGTATATCCCCCATGGTTGTCCCACTGGAAATGTGGACAGTCCACTAGCTTCTTCCAGTCTCCCCCCCATGAGAAGCCCATCATCTTTCCAATGACAGATATACCAATCCAGAATTCACGGTCAGAATATTCATGGCCTTTAACATTCTTGCAAACATCAAAAGCCAGACCAGACTTGACATTGTGGAAGGTGGAGGGTGGCTTGCTGCCATGTCCGGTTTTGAAACACTGAAGCTGAAACTCATCATCTCTCACGGTACCTGTGAGGAGGACGGGGTAACCCGCCCTCTTGCACAGATCCAGGAAGACTCTACAGTTATCAGCAACATCAGGCCTAAGTAGATTGATGTCCTTACTGTTTAACATTTGGTCTCTCCTTTCAGGCATAAAGATACCGCCCTATTAGGCGGCAAGTAAAGCGGTCAGTTCCGTGTATTCTGCTTCGGTCAGTTTGTTCGCAGCGAAGAAGATATCAAGCTTCTCTGCCATGCCTGCGGTCTGTCCGTTCTGGATCATTCTTTTCAGAGTTCTGTATAGCATTTAGTTCACCCCCAATTCTAGCAAAGCTGTTCTGTACGCAAGGTCTGCAAGCATAGCGTCCCGATCTTCATCGGGGGTTGGTTGCGGAACAACGGGAGGGAATTGCGGCTCAAAGTGTTTAAAGGAAACGAGGCGACCATCTCCAACCACACACGTTATCGGCAACAATATTTCATCATATTGTTCTTTGGTTATTTGAATTTGTCCAACCAACAACTCGTTAGCCTCTCCCTTTGCATGACATTCTGGTGAGTTTTCAATCTCAATGAAGTACATTCTTCCGTTCCTCCTATCTGCAATATACTTTGTAAGTCAAAGTTAAAGCTGTTGCTCCACCAGTTAATGTTAGAGTTCTAGTTCCACTTAAACTTGCCCCAGAAAACACAGAATTCAACGCACCTGCTCCTGCTTGACTTCCCTCTGGCGCCCAACCAGAACCAAGTATTAGATTCCCAGATACATCATCTATAATTGCCGAAAATGAACCCTTAGAATTTATGGGAGGATAAGATGCTCCACTTTTACATATCGTCAGAGAAAAAGTTGGAGACAATCCTCCAAAAAATATACCTGCGTTACTGCCCACTGTCCCTATTATATTAGTGCATATTAAAGCTAATTGAGTTGCCCCTGATGGAATTGAAAGTGAAATTGAAGCAGTACCTCCACCAAGCGTATACGTCCCGACAAGATTCCATTTTTTTAATGCCGATGGAATTATTGCCAGCACCTCATCTGGCACCGCATCCGCCCCAAGGCCGTAGAGTGCGGCGGTGGTGTCTTTTAGTAGGCTTGCTTTATTGAGTGGCATACCATCCTGCGTCGGCTCGTCTGCTAGCAAAATATACTCGTAACGCAAAAACACACCGGTTTCATCAAAAACCTCGTAACGTATAGCCCCATTTGGCAAAACCTTCGTCGATGTACGATCATTCATCTTATCAATCCTCCTTGTCCTGCTTGAAATGTTCCGCTGTGACAAAATGCAAACGGCATGCGATTGAGCAACCACTCTACGTCTTGTAGTATTTTCTCGATATCGTTGACTTCCTGCACTGTCAAGAATCGCATACTGTCAGGCGTTGCGGGTGTTTCTGCCATCTGCGTAATCGCTCCACGGATCGCCACAACGTTCTGCCTGTACTGCTCCATCAACGCTTGCGCCCCAAGTTGCCCAAGGTCTGCTCTCACCCAATCTGTTTTGATGGTCAGATTCAGCGCAACCCCAAACTCGCCATTCAGACTATCGCGCAGATACACAAACGCACTCTCGACGCGGTTTAAGTCCGTGTAGTTATATTTTGCGCCTGCCGTCCGATCCGTTACCAACGTATCAATTACGCTCATCCGCCCACCGCCTTCGTTTTCGCCGATAACTTCCCGTCAAAACTAAACTCCTGCGACACCACAACCGCATTCCGGTTTTCACCATAAGCGTCATAGATTTTCAGCGTATCGCCTACCTCTACAGCAGGATTGCCGCGGTTAGGCTTGTCATACTGGATGCGCTTGTTATTCTGCGCTAAGAGCCAGTTAGCTACAGCTTGACCATTTACAGCAGCGACGCATGGGTTGCCATAGGACTTTTCTTTCGTGCCCGTTCCTGCGGTGTACTGTATTTCTGTGGAGCGCGGGTTGCCGTCTAAATCCGTGGTGTATTCGTTGCTCACACGCAGCCGCACGACTTCCACTGGCTCGGATACGCTTATCCCACCCATGGACGGCATACGGTCTGCGGTCAACTCATCGTTCGCGGTAACGGAAACCGTCAACGGCCTAATCTGTAACACGCCGGCGCGATCTACCCACACACTGCACATCGCCGCCTGCGCGAGATATCGAATTGCCTCACGCTTCGTTGTGCCCCGCGGGATCGTCATTCCGACAACGTAGGACGGCGTTGCAAAAGATGCCGTGATACCTAACCCACTCAATATGGTATTAACAGCGGTCTGGAGTGTCGCCGTCGTGTTGCTACCTCCGCTGAATACGGATAAATCTAGCTTCGATAAAACATAATCATTCGCTGTGATTTCACCCGTGATGTCATCGTCTCCGCTTTCGGATTTAGAAAACTCAAACGATCCCATGTCAACCACTTCACCGTTGACAGAGGTTTTCACATATAGAGCCTGACCTTGCTGTAGGTACGCATACAGTCCGTTTGGATTGATTAAGTTATATTCCTTATTCAAATTATTAAACGAGAAAACAAGCTGCCTAGACGGCAAAGCTTCACATGCCATGTCAGCCGAGTAAACCAAATTGGCTTTCTCTACGCCGTGGCGGTCGAACTGCTGAACGATTCCGAATAGGCACTCTGCCAGTCTGATTCTGCGGTAAGGCTTTGATGTTGCCAGAAATTCGAACTTCACCGAGTAGTAATTCTGCACTGGCATATCGAGGATGCATTTTGCCTGTGCGTTGCTGAAGGTCTGCTGTGCGATTATCGTTGTTCCATTTGATGCGTAGCAAGTGGCACGGACGGACGAAGCATAGTTTTTCGTCAGCGCATCGAAGCAAAGTGTAAAACCAATCGTGGAAATCGCTGTGCCGCCGAACGTGAACAATAGATACGGCGCAGACGAAAACAATCCATCTACACCACTCAACGCATTGCTCCACCATCCAGTCTGAACGCCTGCCAAACTATCAGGTAGCAGATCGCATGTCCCGTCCAGCACCCAGCAATCGTCTTCAAGTGTTGCGTACTTCGCGCTCAATTCTTCAACTGTATCGGTTAGCTGTGCAAGCTGTGAAACGTTTTCTTGTCCGCTCACGCTCGGCACCGCGTGCGTACGCGCGTTTACATCCAGCAGCTCAAAGCGCACCGTGAAGTCGATTAGGCGGTCAGTATCGTATGGCGCGAAGGAAGGTGATGTATTCTGCATTACACCACCCCTTGCGACTTGATCGAGAGAGAACAGCCGTGCCACATTGCGACACCATTGCGGAAGGTAAACACGCCAAAACTTGGGTAGTCGATAGAGAAAACACCTTGCTTGTCTGTTCCGTCCACATCGAAGTAATTTACCGTGAAAAAACCGCCAGTTCTCAGGAGCGTGACGAGCGCGGTTATTGTGGTTGCAGGCACATAGTCCCACTCATACTTAAAGCCTGGACGAAAGCCCTTGATGTCGCGGACACGGAGGCCGCTCGCCATGGTGGATTCCGTGAAAACGGTTTCGCCAGCTTCAGAGACCTTCTTCGTCCTCGGCATGACGATTACAGTCGGTCCACTTGTTATGGTGATCTGCGTCATGCTAGGCTCACCCCTCTCTGCCGGGATATGTTTTTGAGTGGGTCAAACACGGACTGCGCGATTATTTTCCCATCAAGCACGGTTTGTAATATGATCGTCTGAGTGCTCGCTTGACCGCCGAGAGCCGACATCGCGCCAATTCCGTTTATCGTATCGGCCACCGCCATACGCGGCGTGTACTGCGCCTCCACGTTGGTGGGAATGCTGCTGTTAATCTTCCGCGAAACTGAATCCATCTGACCAGCAAAGCCAACGCCCAAGCCCTCGGCCATAAACTTTCCAACCTCTGCCCACTTGCGAGAGGGAGAGTGGATTTCCATGGCTTCCTTGGCTTCTTGCAGCGCGGTTTCCAGAACGGTTTTAAAAGTGGATATGATATAGGACTTCTTAGACCAAAAACCATCAGCAAGCCCGATCGCGCTGTTCTTGCCGATACCCTCCATTTCGGTTTTTAGGCCGCTCAGCTCGGTTGGAACCTTATCAACGAATTCGGTTTTCAGTTGGGTGAACTCGTCTGAGAAGAATTTCTTGGCTACCTCTGCGGCTGCTGTTTGTTTTTCTTCCCACAGCTTCATGTACTTGTCGTATTCGGCGGGGGTTTTTTCGAGTAACAGTTTCGTGTAGCTCAAAGCATCGTCGATGTTCATTGATGTGATTTCGCCCATTAGGCTGTCAGAGATACCTTTGTCTTTTAGCTTTCCGAGCGCATCTCCATATAGAGTTATCTTGTCGATATCGCCCTGCAAGTCTCCAAGCTGGAGCAAATCCTTACCGTCTGTTCCTTTTACGGACTCAAACAGCTTTCCGTAGTCCGATAGTTTGCCCGCCATGGTTTGTTGTTTCGCTTCCAGCGAAGAGAGCGCGGAATCATACCCTTTTTTGAATTCTGCCAGCGTTGCAATTTTCTCTGTTAGGGCGAGTTTTGCGGCGGTTTTTTCAGCAATTACTTGCTTGCCGTCCCAATCTGCTTGCAATTTTGAGATCTCATCAAGGACTTTTTGCTTGTCCTTTTTCTCTGCCTTTCCAAGTTCGTCATATTTGTCTGCTATGGATTTCTTGTGCGCGGCGAGGTCTTTTTCTGCTTGGTCTGCTCTGTCCTTGGCTTCCATATCAGCTAGCTGTTTGTTTAGGTTATTTGTTTCAGCTGTGATCGCGTCTGCAAGTTTTACGGATGCCTTTCGAGCAAATGTGATGCCGTCCGTGATACCGAGTCCAAAGCCCTCTGCAAAAAAGCTACCGATCCGCTTCATGACTTTCGACGGAGATTGCACCTCGCCAGCTTTTGCTGTAGCCTTTGACGCGGTATCACCAAGTTTCCAGCCAGCGTTCCATGTCAGGTTGAGAATATCTCTGGTGGTCATTCCACCAATAAATCCCTTTGCGTAGTTTGCGCCAATTTCGCTTGCTCCGCTTGTTTTCGACGCTGCGCCATCTGCGGCAGATTGCGCCATAACTGCGCCTGCTGTTTTTACCCCCGGCGTACCAGCGTCAACCCCTTGATTAAATAGCAACGTATACCCGTACCCTACATCCACAAGTGCAACGCCTGCCGATACTACGGTTTTTTTGCCGTTTTCGAACATTCCGTTCATAGCACCGGAAAACACGGGACTGCCCTCTGTCACGCCTTGCCCGAAATTCTCTGGGAGCTGAACGCCTCCTCGCTTTGCTTCTACAATCTGCTGGTCTAAGAGTGTCTTTTGCTCTGACACTTGATTCTTCGCTTCTCGCTGCTCTACCTCGGTCATGCCTGCCCACGCTTTGCCCGTTGCGCCAACAAGGATATCAAGGTTTGTCTTTGCGTCTACTACAGACTGTTCGAGCGCGGCTCTATTATCGCCAGTTGACTTGACTACAGTGTTAGAGAATCCTGCAATCGCACTATTTAACTGATCCATGTTTTGAGCTGCCTGCGCTGTGTTAAAGCCGTTGATTGTGGTGCTGTAGTTTCCGAGTGAAGAATTAGCCTCATCTGTGGTCGCCTTGCTCGCGTCAAGCACCCTCTGCGCCTCTATGATTTTGGTGGTATATACATCCTCTTCGCGCCCGACGGCGGAGAGCGATTCAATACGTAGCCTATCCAGTTCGGTTTGTGCGGCTGTTTGGGTTTCCGCCGCCTCTCTGACTTTATCCAAGGCCGCGGCGCGGTTTTTCAGTGCATCCTGATATTCGACTTCCCACGCGGCGAGCAACATTTCTTTTTTCTTTGCGAACATCATAGCGTCGATGGAATCTGTGATTTTGTAATATGCATTCGCCTCGTCTGTGGAGGCACTGACAGCTCCCGGGATGAGCGTGTTAATCTGCTCTGCGAGATAAGCGGCTCTTTCTTTATACCCGTCAACAACTTTTCCGTTTGCCCCAGTCAAGCCATCCAATTCAGCCACATACGCACTGGCCTGATTGATTTCGGTATTTACGTCGACAAGAGAGCTGGATCGCGCTGCCGCAAGATCGTTTTGCGCGGTGGTTTGCGCGTCGAGTTCCGTATTTAGCTCCTTGACTTCGTCCCGCAATGCGCTAGTTGTCGTTGTTGAATCGTTCGTCATGGCTTGGTAGACAACGAACGCTGTGGCCGCTGCACCCACAGCAACTGCAAGCCACCCCATCGGAGAGAGTGACTGCGCTAGATTTAATGCACCCTGCGCGATTGCTCCAGCTTTAGTTGCGGCTTTGTATTCCTCCATAGCAACTGCGCCAGCTTTTGCCGCCGTAGCAAAATTCGTCAAGTCCTTGACGGCCAATGCCGCACTTAGCGCAAGCAAAGTCGTGACCGCGCCAGCGGCAATCGAAGCGAATATTTTGAGGTTTTTTTCTACAACCTCGAAGTCAATCTTCTTTATGTCGTTTGCAAAATCGGTGAACTTTGGAGATAGCTTGCTGATTGATTCGCCAAACTTTCCCATTACAGAGTTTTTCAGATTGTCCATTGTATCGCCAAAAGTATCAAGCCCGGAAACAGCCTCATTCGACATAACTGCGCCACTGTTTCTCGCCTCTTCGGTCAGCCTGTTTAGCTCGTCTCCGCCTGCTTTGATCATGGGGTTCATTTCCATAGCTGATTTGCCGAATAGCTGCATCGATAGAGCATCGCGTTCCGTTTCGTTGCCAACGCCGTTTAGTGCCGTAAACGCTTCACTCATGATCTGTTTTGAGTCTTTCAGCTGTCCGTTACTGTCCACTACAGATATTTTGAGCGCTTCAAATGCATCCGCCTGTGCTCCAGTCCCGTCCTTTGCGGCGAACATGGACTTGGTGAGCTTCGCCTGTGCGCCCGTTATCGTGTCAAGTTCCACGCCAAGATTGTTCCCTGCGTATTGAAGTTCTTGTAGGCGCTCTGCTGTCAGCCCTGTTACATCGGCTTGACGCTGTAGCTCGTCAGCGTTTCCAAGCGCAGCGTTTGCCATTGCCGCAAAAGCTACACCAACAGCGGCGGCAGCAATTCCAGCGGCTTTGAGCCCAGTTTTGAGTTTGTCTTGTGCGGATGCAAGCTTGTCGGTTGACGCAACCATATTTTCCTGTGCTCTGTCGCCTTGTTCAATCGCAGTATTATTATCTCCGAGCTGCCGCTCCATCCTATTCAGGTCTGCCGTTGCGAGATTCACTGACTGTTGCCAACGATGCGTTCTCTCGTCGTTCTCGCCGTACTGTGCGGCAGATTCGGCGAGCTTTGTTTTTAATAGATCAAGCTTGCCACGCTGTTCGTCGATCTGTTTGTTTAGGACTTGGTTTTGCGCCGTCATTGCCGCTGCGGACTTATCGCCTTTTTCATACGCAGAGGTGACGGCTTTCATCTCCGTTCCCATTGTCTTCAAGTTCGTGTTGATGTCTTTGAGTGCGGCCTTGAATTCTTTTTCTCCTTCGAGACCAACAACAGCGCCTATGTCGTAACTCATATTATTCCTCCTTCCTCTTTAAATCGGATCACATGTATTCTGGTATCAGGTCGTTAATTGTTTCTTGTTCCTTGTATGTTCCGTTAAACTTTTGGTAATCCTCCCACAGGCAAATAAACTTCCGTAGCGTCATGCGCAATATCTCACGCTCTGTATACCCCATAGCGCGACCTTTGGTTATGCAGCGAACAATAGGAAACGGCTCTACTGTTCGCTCTTCGTAGGGTCTGCGTCGTCGCCCTCATCGTCTGCGTCTGGGATACTGCCCGTTAACGCTTCGAAGATGCTCCCCGTCATCAGAGCGATGTCAGATGCCGCGATCTTTCTGCCAACGAAAGCCTCTGTAACGTGCGGTTCTCCGCTCTCGGAATCATCTATGGCCTCGTTGACAAGGATGGTAACAATTACCTTAATAGCCTTATATACTTTTCTTTCGCTTGACATCAGCTCGTCAAATTCGGAAATTGGAATGTCGAAACGATCTTGAATCTCGTCGATGGCGTTAAGATTAAACAGCATCCCGTATTCCTTGCCGCCGAGATTGATTTTTGTATGTTTAGGTTTTAAGTCGCTCATATTTTCCTCCTACAAGATATGGGGCGAGGGTCTCCCCTCGCCCCAATAAAATTAAACCGTCTTTACAACCACGATTTCGGTTGTCTGAGATTCTTTACCGTTCTCGTACGCAACAAGCTTGATCTTCTTTGTTCCGATTGCAGCCATTGCAACAGCATTTGAGGCAGACCCGCTTGTTAGCTTCTGCGTGAACACGTCATTTACGTACATCTCGATTACGTGGTTTGCGGCCGTGGCAGTAACAGTGAAGTTTGTGCCAGTCAAGCCACCAAACGTGTAGTAACGCACCGCAGCTCCGAACGCGGGAGATATCGTTCCTCCTGTTCCAGTAAGAACAAGAGCGGACAAACCAGTTGACGGAGTGCTAGAAATTCCAACCTTACCATTAAGCCATGCAATAGCATCCGCTTCTAGGCTGAACTCCTCGACGAAAATCCAGTCGTTGTCATCGTCCGTCATGATCGTTCCTTCTAGGACAGGCGTTTTGTATTCAACCGTTTTCTGCTTTGTCGCCATTTCGTCTGCTGGCTCACCGAACTGCACTTTTGGGTAAAAGATCGCTACGAACTTTCCGCCTGTTTTAGCGCCGTAGTAACCAACGCCAACGTAGGGCGCATCGTCCGCTACGTTGCCGGAGAAGCCACCAGCAGTAGTTGCGTGCCCAAGCAGTTTTGCACGCGTTGCTAGTGTCATTCCAAACACTCCAACGGTAAGCTTGCCAGATACAAACGATTTGTCCGTTTCTTTTACAACGTCATCCGCTCTTAATTCTGCGTCAGAATATTCGTATGTAGCGCCAGCTGTCATTGCATTTCCGAGAACTGCTCCATCCGTGTATGCGCTGTTTGCATAAACCCCGAATACCGGATATTTTAAACCTTTTGTCGCCATATAATTATCCTCCTGTTATTTTCCTAATTTCTTCGTCTATGACTTCTGCCATAGCGGCCTGTGCTTTTTTCTTCGTTGCGTTTACAGCGGGACGAACAAACGGGTGTTTGTGCTGCTTGCTTGTTCCGCTTTCTATAGCCCTTGCTTTTATTTGATTCGGCGTGCCGTTCGCGTCATAGCCATCAAAGCCGATCTTTGCATTCCAATTTCCGTCATCATCTTGCGTGATCGGAGTAACGCCAAACGATGCCACAAGATCACCTGTTGCCTCCGACGAAAGAATGCCTTGCAAATTATCCTTGATCTTGTCTGCCACGATGTTTGCCGCCGCGTAGATTGCCTTTTTAGCGATCTCGTCAGAGCCAGCAGAGAGGCGAGACAGTTTCAAGGCGTAATCATCGCCAGCTTTAAATGCCATTCTAGCCATAGCTTTCCACCTCGAAGAGCCATTCATAATGGATGTACCCAGTGTCATCCTCATACTGGATCGAATTGAGCCGCCATGAAAATCCAGTGTTTAGCGCGTCTTGAATTTTCTGCACGTTCGGGTCAAATTCCGTCTTTGTGAAATAGTCCACCGTTCCCTGAATTGATTGCTCTTGCATCTCCCCGTCTGCCCACACAGAGTCGGATTGGTTTTCCTCTGCCCACACAATGTATGAGCCTGTCACGGTCTGTGGTGGTGTGTAGTGATACACCTTCGCTGTGACAGTCAGCAATGCAGTTTTTACATCAGTCAGTATCATCCTGCACCAACCTTTCAAGCGACAAGTCCGTGATTTGTTCGCCGTTATCATCGTCAATTCCGTGGTAGGCCCTGACTACGTTGTACTTTGGCGCATCGTCAGGAGGCGGTAAGGCGGTAGACAAAACCGCAACATCGTGATTAGTGACGTTGCGGTTTTGCACTACCCTGATTTTGTTTGATACAACAACGCCCTCTTGCGCGCCAATGTTTACGGGGGCGGTTTCAAAGTTCAACTCGCCATACCATGACTGATATTTCAGCTCCAGTCCTTCTTCGACTGGCATATCACCAGGAGCGGCAACGTTGCTAACCTCGTAGATACTGCAATACCCTTTATCAAGAATCATCCACAACCACCCGCTCTCTAAGCCAGCGCTCGCGCCGGGCTCGCCGCAACCACTCAGGCATGCCGCTCGGGTTATCGCGGTTGCTGTATTGCCATACAACCACATCAGCAAGCAACACGGTATCCCTCACATCGTCAATCGTGAGCTTTATACCGTTCCCGGTTAACTCTCCGTCAGCCGCGGCTATTCTCGCCTTCAGGTATTCGTCCAAGGAGGTGTCAGAGGCTAGGCGGTTAAGCCTAGCCTTGACAATCCCCAGCACAGTAGATTCCGTGTATGCCATAACTTATGCCTTGGGTACAGCGATAACCTTGCCAGACTTAATAACTTTGCTGTTTCCGTCCAACTCGACCACAGTAATCATCTTGCCAGCGGTGGCAGTGATCTGGGTAGTACCGGAAGTCAACGCGGTGTATCCAGTTACGGTCTGGCCAGTGGTCACGGTCAGGTCGCCGATCTTATACTTAAGCGTGGTGCCAGAGGATTCAGCGCCAGTAACTGTCAGAACGGTATCGCCGGATGCAGTGCCAGCCGCGGCGGTCACGCCAAGAACGCCCAACTCTGTGTTGGCATAGTCCTCGGGGAAGGTGCTGGTGGTGACAGCATCGGTGTTGTCGAAGGAAACGGCCACAAAAGCCTCGCCGAATACGGGCATGCCGTCGTAGCGAGCATAGCCGCGGAATCCGGTCAGCATTTCCTTGAACTTAGCGTGCTCAGAGCTGTCAACCTTTGCCCCTGCACGCTCTGCCAACATGTACACAGAGCCGTAGCCACCGACAATCTCGTTGTCACCAACCATCTCCAGCTCCTCGATGTTTCCGCCAATAATAGGCATCTGGTTGTTTACGCCCGCAACGAGAGCAGCGGCAGCGTCGAAGGCCAACGCCTTTGTCATCAGCTTGATGTGCGTCTTGCGATTCATCGCCCAGAACGCCTGGCCGTTTGAATAGTTTGGCTTGGCCACGCCTAAAGCGGCAATCAGCGAGGCGTAGAAAGCTGCCCCGGTGCTTCCGTCAATGTTCAGCTTCAACACGTTGCTGGAGTGCAAGTCAGTCCATGCGGGTGCATAAGTGCCCCAAGTAGACGGCGCAGAGGTCTGTGCCAGTCTGGTCATGATTCCAACAGGCGTTTTGGTTCCAGGGCCATACAGGATGCCGCGATCAACGCCTTTGCCGATAGCCTGGCCAAGCTGTGTCATAACCTCAGCTCCAAGAGCCATGTCGCTGTCTTCGAGCAAAGTGTTTGGCACCCAGATGATTCCGCCGACCATGTACCCATCAACCTCAATCTGATTAAACGCCATGTCCAGCTCGTTGAGTGCGCCAGCGGCCTCCATCCAGACACCCTCAGGCACTGCGCCGATGATGTTCTGGCGTGCGGTGCCGCCCACCTTCTTGACATTTACGTACTTGACAAGTTTGGAATACTGCTCCATGTTGTCACGCAGAACTTCCATCATAATGTCAGGGATGGTCAGGCCGCCGTTGGTAACGCCGCGAGTCTTGATGGAGCGGACCTCGTTGATAAAGCCCTTCACTTCATCGCGGGCAAAAAAGGTGCTGCGCTCCTCCTTGTTCATACCGAAAAACTTCACTCTGGTTTCCATTGTATTGATTCCCTTCCTTTCGTCTTTGCGGGCCTCTGCGGGAGGCGTGGCCCCTTTCTTGTTGATTTGGTCCAGTTCGTCGGACAGTTTCTGAATCTCTGCTTCTAGGGCAGTCTTTGCTCCGTCGTTCTCTGTCTGCTCGCCACTAAGCGCTTCTGTGTCTGCGTCGAACGCCGCCACAGCTTCATCCACAACAGCCTTTTCCTCGTCTGTGGTGTCTGCTGTGACTTCGTTTACCGCAACTTCCAGCTCTGCCTCGCGGGTTTTCAACTCCGCCTTGCGGGTTTCAAAATCAGCATCCTTGGTCCGAAGAGCTTCCAACTTGCTCCTGATGCCTTCGATCTGCTTGGTAAGTACCAATTGTTTTAGTGCCACTTTGCTAACCTCTCTTTCGTTCTTAATTTCCACTCCTGCGTCTTGCGTTCTTGGATCAGCTTAAAATCCTTTTTTCTCGCGGATACCGAGGTGTCCTCGTATGCGGGGAAGGTGACGACAGAAACCTCATATAACTTGACCTTTTTGATTGTCCAGTGGACGGTACCATCGTCGTTGTACTGCGTCTCCTCATCCAGGATTTCAAATCCAAAGGAACACTGGTTTACATCTCCGCGCTGCACTCTTGCATACAGATTCATCGCGTCTTGGTCTGCCTCGTTTATTTCGATGCGACCCCATAGTCCACGACTGTCAACCTTCAGTTCGAGCGTACCGGCTTTGTTGCGTCCAAGGACAAGTCTTGTCTCGTGGTCAATCAGTGCCCGCACATCGTCAGTCAGTGCACCGTCAAAAGCCGCCGGATCTACACTTTCTGTCGCCCCTGGCCAAAGTTCGTACATGCCGCCGAACACCGAAAAATAACCTTCGATATACTTTTTGCCGTCTGTCTCAGCCGCCCTAAACTCTGTTGCCTGACTTCGCATCTGCCTGTTCGTTCGATCACTCACCACTATCACCTCCGATCAGTTTCTTTTGGTCGCCAATTCTCCCGGCCGGCAAGTAGTTTTCAAGGATGAGCAACTCCTCCATGTCTGGATCTGGCGTCATCCCTACCCACGATCTCCACTCGTTGCGCCTCATTGCCGCGCAATCTACCATTTCTTTTCCGATTTCCTTCACTTCTGTGAGGGAATAGCTGTACAAACTGCGAGGATTAAGCCACCAGTACAAATCAGGAGAAAGCAGAAGGCAGCGGGTAAGCTCCTGCTGGATCACCTGAGACATGGATAGAATCTTTGTCCCGACGAAGTTGTTGTACTCCTCCTTGTTGAATTCTCCGACACCAACTAAAAAAGGCGGCACGCCGAAGATTCCAGCAACCGTCCTTTTGTCGAGTTCGAGATTTACTTTTAATGCAAGGTCATTGAGTGTCAACGGCTTGATCTGCTGCACATCAAACGTCTCTGCCGGGATAAACCATGGCCTACCATTTTCCGAAGAATCAAGATACTGTTTCCCAAGTGTCTTCCTACCCTCAAGGCTTGCAAATTCCTCCGTCAGTCCGTCTACCTTCACGATGATGGATGGCGAAGGACTCTCTAACAGCGCTTGCTTTGTCGCTCCAGCCTGTTTGATCCCTTTGATAATGTCCCGCAACACCGCCCTATAACCGGTGCCGATCCACGGGCGCTCTGGGTCTGGGTTAATAACGAAATGCAGCACCTCATCTGGTGCGAACGTTTTGTCTCCGTATCGGATGATGTATCCGTCTGGAGTGTCTTGGAACTGTACCCTGGAAGGTTTCATCGGTACCAAGTCCTCAAGCAGTCCATCAGCAGAATACCGCGGATATGTCACCTGGTTCCCGTCGCCCGGGAGCATCAGCGTCCAGACGGTGTTGTAGATAAACGCCTTCCGCGTTTTCATCATGCGATTTGGCCCAACGTCTATCTTCTTAGAAAGCGTGTTTTTTACTCGCACATCTCCTTTGTCGGTGTTCTGCATGAGATAGATTGTCATGTTGGAGATTAGGTCCGCGTAAGCGTGTACGCACATTTTTACTTCCGGGCAATCCGACAGGCGAGTATAGCTTCCTGTGGTCAAGACGTTGAATGCCTCAGGGGAACAAAGCCACGAGGTGCTTCTTACTTCGGGGGCATCCCGGCTCTGCGGGGATCGTTTCTTTTTATTCATTCAATCACTCCATCCATTTTTTAGCGTTGCCGGACTTTTCAAGGTTTTCAAGCATCCGGCAGCTTGCGAATACCGACGAGTCAAAAACGTCAATGCGGTGTTCGGGCTCAACCTTTTCGTACTGAATCATATCGTCTGTCTTTTCGATTGCCCGAACGTTTGAAACACAATACTCAAACGGCTCTGCGCCGAGATAGCAAAGCATACCGTCTTTTGCTTTTACTTCGATTCTTCGGAAACCCTCTGACTTTCGCCAGAAATATTGCGGCTGGTCGATTATTGAGAAGCCGGCTTGCTTCATGCCAATAAAATACTCTCGGCAAAATTTACGGTCATGGCCTACTTGAAATATTTTGAACCCTGTCGACTTCATTTTCTTAAACCAGTTGATGACTTCGGCGTGATTAACCGTGGGGTTATTGGACATATCAAGCCAGCCGTCATCTTTCCACCCGAATAACGGAATGTTATCTTCGTCGGCCTTTTGATAGGCAGCGACGATTGGAAACCAACAATGTGGGACGATGATGTCCATATCCTTGTAAGTGCCATAAAGCGAAGATGCCGTTAGATCGTGAAGCTTTGATAAGTCGGAGCCGCCGAACCATTTGATAGGCAGCTTTGCAATAACGGCAATCTTTTCTTGGGGAGATAGCCCCGTTATACCTAAGCGTTCTTCACACTTCTTGTTTGATACTTGGAACTCATTCAGATTGAAATATGCTTTCAACGCCGAGGTGTAAATATTCAGAGACTTTGCGAAAAAGTCTTTTCTCTGTTGCGGGTCATTCTGCGCTTGCATCGCGTCGTTCATAATGTCGGCGGGTCTGATGGTTACGCCATAGGATGGATTGGCTTTTTCGTGCTCAATTGAATTTGTGTAATCGACGTTGCCGTCCTCGTCCTCGTCTGCTTTGCAGATAAAAACAAAATAGGCGTCGTCAGTGACGAGCCCATTAAGAATCTTCTGGCAATATTTAAGTCGTTGGTAACAAAAGGAGGTTGTGTCATCTCCGGCCGTCGTAATGCCAATGACTAATTTATTGGTGTATGCCTTGGTAGCTTCCTTGAGGATGTTGTATTGCTTCGGCGATTTGTAGGCGTGGATTTCATCGGCGATAATGATGTTTGCATTGAACGAGTCTTGAGAGTCAGGGTTCCCGGCAAGAGCTTCGAGATGTAAGGACCCGCCGTCTAAATCGTTATTGGATATGCTGTGTTCCATGTTGTTGTCAAGAATTCTCCACCCGTCCGATTGAGCAGTTGCTTTGTCGGGGTATAAAACCGAGTTGAGGTTATAGTCCCAATTTTCGTATGACTTCATGGCTTCTTTTAAGACTGCGCCAACAACATAAACCGTAGACCCGCTCATTCGTTCGAGAATCCCCAGCGCCCAGGCGATAGCAGAAACGAAAATTGTTTTGCCGTTTTTTCTTGGGACAAAGACAAAAGCTTCTTTGACTCGGCGCTCAATTGTTCCGGGTATGTAAAAAATCAAGATCCCGTAAACCACGAATTTTTCCCACGGCTCAAGAAGTAAAGGCTTTCCCCTTAACGGAGTACCGTCGAGGGTTTGTCCTTGCCGGTGCCGGAACGTCTTCTCAATGATTCCAATTACAAAGTCGGCGTCTTTTGTGCGGATCTCCCACTTCCCAGAATTGACATCGTTCAAAAATCTGTTGCATCCTTTTATTCTGTCAGACCCAGCAACTATCTCTCCGCTTACTACGCCTTCCACATACTCCATAACCTCCGCAGCGCACTTCCCTATCATTCCGTCTGCGCTGCCTTTAATGCCTGCGCGAACGCGCTGACCTTTTTTTTGCGAAATGCGGATTCGTCGGTTTTTAGCAGACCTTGCGGAGTTAGCCCGAGTTGTGTGGCATAGGATAAAATATCCTTGCGGAGAGATTCGAGCGTGGTAACAATCGGGGCCTTTTTAGAACCTTGCATCGTTTCTTCTGAGTACTCATATCCGGAATCTTTGAACTGTTTTGTCAGCACTTCGTACTGATCGCGCAGCTGAGAATAAATTTCAATAAGCGGCTCAAATTCCGGCTTATAAGTACCGAGTTTTTTCATGTCCTCGCGTGCGCGGTTTATTTGTAATTTTTTTCGAGACACACCTATTTTTCCCCTTTCATAAAATTTTCACGATATCGCTGGAGAGGGAAAGACTTACCCTACCCAGTTATGAGGTATTATATTTTCACCGTCAGCGGTGGGGGGGCTACCCCTTTCCCCGCTCGCCTTTCTCTGGGTGCATCTTGTTATGGCAAGCAGCGCACAATGATCGCCCGTTGCTCACAACGTACTGTAACTCCGGAAAATCCTCTCGAAACTTTACGTGATGCGCATGTGTCGCTGGCGTTTTCTTTCCATACCTCAAGCACTCTTTGCAAAGATACTTGTCTCGCCTTAACACTTTCTCGCGCCATGCTTTGTGCTTAGGTGATTGATAGTAGTTCATGAAATCACTTCTTTCACGCTCTGGCCTCCACCCCTAGCCATCAGTCGTAACTGAGTGAAGCATACTCCCGCGCATACCCATTAGGAAGAGAGCGCCCGGTTATCCAAGCGCCCTCATATCCACACGTATTCATGGTACCAGTGTAAACCCGAAATTCGCACTTGTCAGTCTTGTACTTTTCAGATAGCTATAAGCCCTGCAGGTGTGCCAATATTGCACCACGTACCAGAATAGTCAAACGGTAGTTGTAGAATGTCTGCCTGCTTATATGTAATTTTTCGCAGATCTCACATTCCTTCTCACCGTCTCGGAACGCCATATGTATGATCTTGATTGCTACTGGCTCCCGGTCGCATTGTTTGATGAGATCATCGACCACTCTATCCCATAATGCTGCGTCTTCATATCTGCTTACTATTGTTTCGATCTGATGCTCTGTCGGCCTTGTGACGCCGCCTCCCGAAACGTGCGGTTTTTTAACATCTGGAACAATGCTGTCACTTGGCATTGGTGCAGGCCCGCTCACAAAATCGATCAATGCTTTTGCATCCTCGAACGTCATTTTCTTTTTTTCTTTTCTCTTGAAGTATTCTCCAAGTTGCTCAGCTATATTGTCAGTCGTTTCCCTTGGGAAGACCTGCATTTAATGCACCTCCCTACACTTCGATAATATCAATTCCAAAACGTTCCTTTAGCATTTTCCGTTTTATGGCGTACTCTTTGGTGCGTGTGGGCTTGCTCTTTACGTCCTCCACCACCAATTTCCAAGGCGTTCCCTCTTGATCGGCCCAGTAAGCGGCATGGCTTCCTAGTCCTGCAGCGTCTGGTGGTCGGTAGTATGTAAAATCGGCCTTGTATCTGATGGCCCTGACACGTCGCCCCGCGGTGTCTGTATATGCTTCCTGCAAAGTGAAATCAACCTGGAGGCGTAAATCCCGTATTTGCCCAGACTGTAATTTTCTGATCAGGCTGTCATACTGGTGCGCCTCTTTTTGGCTGTCGAAGTGTACCACAGTTCCGTTCTCTGTGATCCGCTCGGTGGGTATGTTGTGATACTTTGATGGCTTGACCGTTCCCTTGGCAGGTGTGGCTGATTCCGCTCGTCCCCGGCACTGTTCCTGCTCCATGTACTTTTTCAAGGCCTGCGCCTGATATTTCGGTGGCAGGTCAGAGACTTCAATGGCCATTATTCCAGCACCTCGCAATATTGCCAGCTTTGTGGAGGTCGCCTGATCCCCAGCTGCGTCAGTGTCTTTTTCTGAGGGTATAACATCGGGGACGCAATATCCCACCCACAGATCTCTTTCCCCTTGCCGTATTTGTAGAGGTCAGACAGTGAAACGCAGGACCTCGGGTGGAACTGCCGGTAGCGGTTGGTTTTTTGATATCCAAAGCAAAGAAACTCACCCACCACAGCACTGACCGGCGCGGTCAAATAAACAAGCACGCGCACCGGCCATTCACAGTTGCTCGGTGCTGTTTTTCTGATCTCCACGGTTTTGCGTCCCGCTAGGATCAGATCCCACCATTCCGGGTGTAGACTCAAAAGCACGGCTTTCATATTACCCTCCTATTTTCGTCTGCTCTTCCTGAATTTCAGTTACGCTTACCACCTGCACATCACCGTATTTCTCCAAGTCCATGGCGATGGATTCCTTGATGCCGATGGCTTGGCCGGGTGGAGCGTTGACGTAGATTATTATTTTAAGCATCAGTTACACCCCATAATTTCTCCATAGAGTTCTTCTGTGCGTTCTCCGCTGTCAAGCCTACATTTAAGCGGCAGAAGCGTTGCTATTAGTCCAAACCGACCGCATGGGCCAAGTGCCACATACTCCGCAATTAGCGTGTTTAGGTAATTTCTTACTTCTTCCCAGTTCATCTGTTTTACTCCCCATCCATCCCCCGCAGCTCATCAAGCGCGAGCGGAGCGTTTTCCGTGGCGGTGATTCCGATATCTGGTTCTGCCCTCGCAAGCTTCTCTTGCAGGGCGTTGATGGCAATAGCCAAGGCTACCCAGCCAACCGTCCCTTCCCCGTACTGTTCCTTCATTCCCTCCAAGATTTCAATCGGGCTAAATCGTTCTTCACTCATGCTCTACTCCTTTCTTGCAGCACAGTTCATCATCTCTCGACATATCCTGTGGCATAGCACATCAAAAAGGGGTGGTACCTATGACCATGCAAGCTATCGTAATCAAAGTTCGTCGCGGTGATTTACTCGTCTTTGATGAGTCAATGTCGCAGACTGTGGTTGTCCACACACCAAATGCGTGCCGTTTTCGTGTCGGTAATTGCGTGAGTATTTTTTATAGCGGAATAATGACGGCGAGCATACCGCCGCAAATTTCCGCAATCAGAATTTCTAGGATTCCTTGCTTTTGGTAACGCAACCCGGATTTATATGCCGCCTCTTTTTAGGGGCGGCTTTATTTGTTTGGGTGCTTCATCTACCGCATCTCCCCCTATTCTCGTTTCGGTGTGAATATTTCGAAATACTCTTGGTATGGGTATCCGCTGACCTCATGCCACCCGCTGCGGGCAGTCTTGCCATCGTCGAACTTATAAAGCACAGCACCCTTGTGTGGCTTCGGCTCATCTCTCCACGTTGATGCCTGAACATTTTCATAGCGCAGGACAGGTGCATCTAAATTCTGGCTGCTGCTGTACCGCTTTCCACTCCGCCCAGCTTCTTTGTACCGTTCCATTGTTGCCTTGGCTTCCTTGATCAAATAGGCGGCCAGTTTGGCATGGTTCCCACGCTTGTCCATGAGCCTGAAGCTGATTCCTCCAGTCCCCTCGATTCCCTCCCATGCTTCTGCAATGATTTCCGCGTCCATCCGGTTAATCACGACATGGTGATGAATATTTGTCATTCTCTTAGTTTCCGTCACTGCTATGTATTTCAGAGTGATCCCTTTTGCCTTGCATATCCTGCGAAGGCGTTTTAAGAATAAGGCCAGATCATCCCGGCATTGGTCCAAGCTCCGTTCCTTGTCGAAGTAATGGAGGACAGCATGTAGATCCAGATAACCAAAATTGGTATTCAGCTTCCATCTGAGTTTTTCCTCTGCGATCCGCTCGTTTACCTTTTCCTGTGCTAACGTTGTGTTCCCCATATTCTTGGATCGTTCTATCCCCTTAGTGTGAATCCTGGAGGAATGCATTTTTCTATGTTCGACAACTTGTCCAGCTATAACCGTCCTATGAACGTAAGGCATTGCTCCCCCTCCTATAGACTTGCTGGTCACTTTGCTAATAGCTCTTACCGGTGCTTTACAGAGCCATTGCTCCGTTCATTTTTCGGCTTGCAATCCATCCAGATACACATTATAATAATGTATAGAGCCGGACGGTTTACTGCCGTCTCGTATAGATCCACCTGCGCCGTGTTGTCAGCACCGGGCGCAGGTGGATTTCTTTTTCCCTTTAAGCGTTTCTGCTCCTTGCCTTTTCCTTGAAACCTGAGCTTTCGCGTGATATAACTCAACCAGATGCCCATCCTGTCAAGGGGAGCTCCTTTCGAGCATAGATAGGGGGTGACGTGTCTTCTTCTTTTTCTTCTTTAACGAGTTTTCGGAGCGTATGTTATCCGCCATGCGTCTCCGCAACCTAAATTCAAAGCAATTGTCATACCAGCTTGGAAAGCCGTCCAAAACTGTTCAAAGCTGGGTGCTCGGCAAACATAAGCCAAGAATGGACAATCTAACAGCACTCGGGGTTGCACTAGGTGTCTCTATGGATTATTTACATGGAGTATCAGGCGATCTCATCTAACCTGATTTTATAGCACTTGTTATGAGCTCCCCTTGACAGGATTGGCATCTGAAAATCTGGTTCTATCCGCTCGGCTATTCTTCTCGCCGGTGCAGATCGACGCTTTCCAAGGCTGCCCACGCTTTCTGCTCCCATTCTTTTGCCCAGTAGGCCGCCGTTGGTCGACTGGTGGACACAACCACCATTTCACCATCGTGCTGCCATCCCATACGGCTTTCGCTCATAACCATACCGTCTTTGTACTCTGCCACGGTTCGCTCTACAATGCCTAACGAAATTGGATCTACACCGTAGCACTTGCCGCCTTCGTCAAGCTGATAGAGGCTAAGACCTTTAAACGTGACAGGTACCATGGTAACCCGCTCGTCTGTGTTCCCGTTTACCCAGCAGGCCACTTCCTGCCCCACTATCTCAGGCATGATAACCTGTGGCTCTTCTTTTGCCACTACTGTCAAAGCGTCCGAACTGGGCGGCACCATGCCCAGATGTTCCACAATGGTTGCCAATGCTTTGCGGGGGAATTTGCCCCAGTCACAGCGCAAGTACCAACCATCCGTATAAATTGCCACCTGATTGCCTAGGTTCATAACGTTGTATCCGTCGGCCTTATAGGCTCTCTTAATGGCCTTGACCAGACCTTTCTCGTCTATCAGCATTTTTTCACCCCAAAAACTTCTGCCCCACTGATGGCGGTTAAGCTACATTTCCAAACATCGCAAGCGCAGAGTAGCGCTGATAGGTTTGACCCATGCGGCACAGTGACCTCTCCATACTTCGGATGTACCACGCGGACGCGGTTGGGAGCTTTCCACCTGTGCTTCTTGCTCCGCACGGCTGCTTCACATCGTCTGTCCACTTGACTTTTCAAACTCTCTTCATCATGTTTAAAGGATCGATGCCCAGTATTTCGCACGTTCCAAGACTTGCTGGCTGTACTCACTTTGGCTCACTCCTTTCTCCCATAGCTTGGAGGCTCCAGTGGGTCCCATGTTGTATGCCATGAGAGCCTTTCCCATATCATCGAACTTCTCTAGGTTTTCAGCCAGATAGTCACAGGCCACACGGAAATTACCAGAAGAATCCCACAGGTCGGTTACACCCAAGCGATCCATGCGGTCGCGGTGCAGGTGTTCGCGTACCTGCATATAGCCGATTGCGGACCCACCGTCACCTGCTACGTTCCGGAAGTTGCTTTCCCGCTCGATCATTGCTAAGCCAATGGCGTATGGAATATCAAATTCCCGGCAGGCAGACCACAGCTTGTCCTGTTCTTCATAAGTAAGAGGGCTTTTGCCTTTTAAATAAGTTAAGTTCGCGATCAGTGGGCCATGTTCCTCAGCTGCGTTCCCAATCGTAATAGCTTGTGGCGCTGCGCTTGTAGATTCTGCCGCTTTGCAATTGATAATGCCCCAACCAGCCAAGCCGATCAGTAAGGCAGCCACTAAAGCAATGGAAACTTTCTGCATCCTGCGGGTACGCAATCTGCGTTCTGCGCGGCTGATGCGCATCTCATGCTTGTACCACTGGGCCGACATATCGGTTTCGGCCACATGCCCTCGCATCATTCGCATGTCCCGATCCATAAACTCCACCTTATTCATAAGGTAGTCCACATCTCTGGCTATTCCGTCGTACTGTGTCAGCGTCCGGCGCAGGTACTTTTCCTTTCTCTGGCTCACGGCTTGTCCTCCTCTATCAACTTTTCAAGCGCTGAAATCTGTTTCAGAACCTCGACGCGGTTCCCCTGATTGTACAAATCCAAGACATCGCTGCGCAGGCGATCAATCGTTCCCTTTAAATTCGCGCCGGTGTCATACTTGCGGAGCCAAATACCGCCACCATCAGTGAATATTTCAAGCGGATCGCTTTCCTTGATTCCAAGGGTACGGCGCAACTCAATCGGCAGAACAATGCGCCCCAGTTGATCCACTTTACGAACAATTCCTGTTGCTTTCATTTGACACTCCTCTTCTTTAGCCATTCGTAATCTTCAAAAACTGGTCTGCCATAGCAACAGAGGCCTTCCTTAAGTTTCCCGCTACACCGCTTTCCTTTTCCTCCATGCGCTGTAAGGTTTGCATCATCTTAGAAAAGCTCTCCTGCACCTGCTCGAACAAAAGCTTAAACTTCTGCGCATCCGGATCCGCCAGGGCAACTTGCTTTTCAAGGTCGTGTAAACGCTGAATGTTGTCCGCAGACTCCGATTGGCCTTCCGCCTTGGCTAGCTCCAATGCTTGCTCATGCTCAACTTTCTGCGCTTCCAGCTGCTGTTTCAGCGTCTCAACCTCTGCCTTGGCTTTTTCCTCTTTTTCCTTTGCCTTCCGCAGTTTTTCCTTTGCGGAGGTTTCCGCCTTGGCGACAGCTTCATCCACGGCTTTCTGATCCACGACAGTCGCCACATCAACCTCAATAGGCGTCTCCCGTAGCGCGGTCAATTCCTGCTCCAGTAATTTTCGTGCCTCTTCGGCCGTCTCGGCATCTGCATTGAGCTGTTCTAGCCGACTGTTGGCCTCCTGCATTTCTTCCGCCATTTTGGAACGTGCAGATTCTGCAATTTGCCGATCTTGCTCTTTCCGCTCGGCCTCTGCCTTTGCTTCATCGCGCTCGCGGATGAGTCGATCCAATTCACGAGAGGAAAGGTCCTCCACCTTGTTGGTCTCGGCGAATTCCTCACGCTCATCCTCAGGGATTGCGAGCAGCGCCAAAGCCTTTGTATACGGCAAATTCCCAAGCGTTTGCGAATTTGATTCGCCTCCAAACAAGCTGATTTGAAGTGCCCCGTATTCCTCAAAAATACGCATGAAGTTGTTGGCTGTGGACTGAGAAAATTCCACCTCTGCTTTTAACCATCCACCCCACGACCCATGGGGAAGTTGTTCCTTTGCCTCACGGAGGCGACGCCCAATCTCAATGGCGTAGCCCAGCACCACTTGCTGTGCCTGCCTGTGCAATGTCTTGATCTCCAGGGTAATAACATGAATATCACGACTCTCGGCCGGATTGACCCCTGCCAAAGCTGTCTCATTTTCACTCATGCCGTCTGAACCTCCTTCTTAACTTCCGCAGCGGGAATCATTGGGTTTTTATTTTTGTCCCGCTTACTACCTTCCTGGACCCATCTCAGCCACGGTCCCATGAAAAAGCCGTAAACCTCCAAGGGATTCTGTGCTATACGTTTTCCGTTCTCTCGTTCGTTCTTAAACCCGTGTATTTGCACCAGCCCTTTTCCGTCCATTTCTATGGTACAGAGTGGTTTCTCTGGATCGTCCACACGACGTAGGAATAGAATTGTCAAAGTCCCATTCATGTGACGCTCGGCGTATCCGGCCACACAATGTTGCAATGCTTGTCCCTCGGCTATGATCTCTTCCCCGTCTTTTGGTACCCGAATGAACAGCCCATTGGAGATCATGGAATATTTCTTTTGGAGCTTTTCTCGGCGCTGTTTATAGGTCATTTGCTTCAGTTCCAGCTCCGCTCGAAGTGTTGCGTCTCGCTCCGCTTCCTGCCGATCCTTCTCTGCCTTCAGGCGCCTACGGTGCTCTGCCGTTGCTATGTCATGCGATTCCTGCAGGTCTCTAGGCATGGCCACTCTCTCCTGCGTTACGTCATACCCGATAGCTTTTGCAGCATCCATGTAATCTGACCAGTGGCGCAGGATATCATGGATTGACCGATAGCCGCCTGCATGGCAGCCCCCTGTGTATTGATCTAAGTAGGTAATGACCTTTTGTGGACGAAGGCCGGCAAGCAAGCATCGCTGCACCAGCGTTCCCACCACACCAAAATCAAGCTGTCGGTACAGCTTTTCCATTTCAGTAATGCTTTGCCGAATCCCATGCTTTCGTAGCTTCTTTACCAAGTGCAACACATTCGGCACCTTGCTCCCGGATAAAAACTCTTTGATTTCCGCTTTTGTAAGACCAAAGGCCTTAACCGGATTTTCCTGCTCCCAACAGAAGACATAAGCATTTTTCCTCCTGTAGTAAAGGAACTCTTCAACAAACTTCTGTGCTCCAGCCTTCATGAGCATTTCCACCTGCTTTGGATAGACACAATACAGGGTCATATACTTGATGAAATCGCTGTGCTTGCTGCTGTAGTGATATGTCCCCCAGCGGCTATACTGGCAGTACCGAAGGCTGCTTTCCTTCAGCTTATCCATGCCTATAACAAAGTACGATTCATGGCCTGACATCATACAGCCCCGTTGGAATGGCTCACAGATCTTCATCCTAGAAATACGGGCTTGCTCCGTTTGGCAATACCAATTACTATATGACCGACTGAACATACGAGCCTTACCAAGCTGAAACTGGTATAGCGTGTCCAGAGAATACCCTGCGTCTCCATCAAGCCTGTGCTCGTAATCTTTCCTGACCCAGTAAGCCTGGGCAAAGAGCGAATCACCCTCTGCATTCACAAAGACAACGTGGTGTTGATCGCTCAAACTTCTCCTTTTCCCGCTCTTACCTATGTTCTTCAGAGTAGCTGCTTTCCCACAATACGGGCACTCCACCGAATCGTTGTGACTGGAACACATGAAGTTATGATGGTTGGAATCCGAAAGCATTCTGAAGCCTTCATACCGCGCCTCATGCTTGTGACAACAACTCGTGTCTATGATGCGGTCACCGTTCTTTTCGGTGCGATAGAATATGTAATGCTGGAACAGGTCATTGGCTTGATCCAAGTCCTCTTGACTTAGCTCGGGGAAATTCTTCACAACGTCCGTTTCCTCTTTGGTCAGGTGTTGATACTCACTCATGGGAGCCACCTCACAGGAAGGAGGACAGGTCCAACAAAATGCTGCTGGCCTTTTTTGGTACCGGTGCGGCTTCTTCGGGCACCTGATCCGCTTGCCCGACAAGATCAATGGACATACTCAACCGGATCCCTGCACCGGGGAAATAGAACTGCACCGCCTTGCGATAAATCTCAACATCTGGCGTGTGATTCTGTACCCCATATACGGCGACAGCAAGACAATTATCAAAGGATCCACCCTGCACTACAGCCTGGGCAAATTCAGCATCCTGCCGGCAGAAATCGCAGAGCACATCACACAGCGGCTTCTTGACCACATTTCCGAATTTATCTGATCGAGCAGCCTTATATTCCTGCTCCAGTTTTGCAACTGCTTTCTGTTGCATCTTGACATTTCCTTTCGAATCCCTGATAATCAGGGTGTATTAGTTTTTCTTTGCCACCCTTGGGATTGCAGTCCTGGGGGTGGTTTTCTTGCGTCAAATTTTTCCGCATTTTACGTTCATCCGACGCAACGCAACCTCTCCGTACTTTTCAACTTGGTATCTGTACCACGCATATCTGATCTTGTTGGTCCCCATCTCTCGCTTCATTGCAAGTCTTCGGCACTCTCTCATGATAATTTCCTCCAATATTATTTTTTATCTCGCACTCAATCGAATCCCCTGTCACCGTGAAAACGAACTCCTCGCCTCTGGCTGTCGTGATCGCTGTGCCGGTCCTACCGAACGTGACGATCAGAACCGAGCCGTCATAGCTGAACTTGATTCCGTTGGTGCCGCGGCACTCCTCGGCCTGATCATCCTTTCTTTTCTTGATATCTTTTGTCGAACGTGGTAAGATTTGGATTAGAGGTGACGTAAAATGAAAAGCTTTTTATTGATATTTTTGTTCTTGTTTTTATACAAGTTGGTATCAAACGCATCCTTCTATTTCATGTCAAAGTTCTACGAAACGGCTCACTTCAATTATTTGTTCGTAGAGGGCAAATGTTCAGACATCCATCAGTACCAGCACGGTATGAAGAAGCTTGTCAAACGAGCCGGGTTGGTGGCTACATCGGTTCCAGTTGTACACAATATGGGGTATGGACAACTTGCATCTTACTCAGCTGATGCAATGGATAATGTTGCATGTAGGCAGGAAGATATTGCGTTGGTAGTTGCTCAGTCCATTCGTTCAGCCCGCGGGGTATTCAGAACAAGGGTCATTGAATGCTTCTCGCCGATTTACTGGATTGAGTTGGTTATTTTCATGCCCAAAAATATATTCACCTATCTTGGTCTTGGTGGAGATTCTTTCTTCTTGAAATTATTTCAGTTACTGTGGTGGATCGGAGCACCAGCCGCCATCATTTGCAGGGATAAACTTTACGTTTGGATTACTGCAATTTTGGCACATTTCTAACACACGCTCTGTGATTTCAATAACTTCTGCGAAATTTTCAATCTTTGATGTTTCGCAGATTTTTTTGTGCGCCTTTACGAGATTTTTCAAGATTAGTCTTTTTTCTTTACTCGCCATAACGTTGCTGCAAGGAACGATAATACCGTCCATACTTTTCCTCCTCTTGCGACTCTCGCGGTGGTGTGTTGTTGTCCGTGGCCCTTTTAATCAAGAATACCTTTCACCGCATCTAGCTTGTCCTCGCTGATTTTCCTGACCACAATAAGGCTGTGGCTGATGTTCGCTTTAATAAAAGCGTCGTCGGCTATGGCCTTTATTTCTTTTAGTTCACTATTCTATTGTTGGCATTCCTTTGGTTCGTAAGATGCATCGTAGTGGCCCACGATCCTGTCCTGCACCCACTTCTCGAAATCAGCTTCGTAAATTTCAAACCAGCGCTTCTGCTTCCCTTTGATGCAGATCCCAAACGGGTATCTTCCTTGTTCGATACAATCACCAAGCTTACTAGAGGTTGTCTTGATTCCGAGTTCGCGCAATCTCTTTAAAGTCTGATTTATCGTCATGGTTCTAATTTCCATATTTACATTGCCTCCTTTTTTGTGATACTATAAGTAATCGATAGTTAATTTGTGTTTGCTTGTCTCTGTGTGTATCATACTAGCAGTTTTCGCAAGTTTCAATCACTATCTGTCAGTTATTGCAAGTTTTGTATGTTTGCCCAAATGGAGGTAGTTTAAATTGGATACTTTTGACAACGTATCTCGGATAATGAAAGAAAAGCGTATATCACAAAGAGATCTAGCAGAATATTTGCACGTGACAGAATTCAGAGTTTCGCACTGGAAGAACGGGCGTTCAGAATCCTATATGAAATACATGCCACAAATCGCTGAATTCCTGGGCGTTCAGGTCGGTGAGATATTTGCTGGAGAACAAAAAGATCCCGTCATCAGTTTCGATGACGGGAAAGCGAAAATATTATACGATAAGCTTTTGAATGCCGGGATTGATGTGTGCGAATTATCCGTCACGCAGATCGACAGGATCGTCGCACTCGCCAAGGCTGGACTTGACAAGTAAGACAACTCGATCCATTTCGTCTGTTGATAAACCTCCAACTCCGAGTGCATTGCAGATCGTTTCGTAGAATTCTAATTCGTCCATTCATACATCCCCTTGTTTTTATTTAGAACGTTTGTTCCATATTATCAGAGCCGTATACAATTTGCAACTGAAAAAAGGATTTCCTTGAATATATTACCATCAAGATGCACAACGTGCAATGACCCAATGGGCACCAGTCTCGAATAATAACACAATAGTATCATTTCGTTACTATCGTGTTGCTGTTGCAACACTAGACCGATCATTGCTGCAGTTGTAAAATAGTACCACAACAGGAGTGTGGTATTATGAAGTTATCAACACAAATTAGGATAGAAGAGGACGCTTACGAAAAGGTAAAAATAATTGCAGAGTTGGAGCACAGGTCTGCGAACGCGCAAATGGAATACTTTATCGATAAGTGCATTCAAAAATACATTGAGGAAAATGGTCCATTGCCAGGTGATTAAATGTGACTTGTGTTAAATGCAAAAAGGAAATACCGGACGGCAGCTTGTTCTGCAGTTTCTGTGGAAAAAAGCAAACAGCAGAACAAAGAAAGACACTCAAGCGCCCAAACGGAGCCGGGACGGTATACAAGCTGTCTGGTCGACGTAGAAAGCCGTGGGTTGCTGCGAAGAACAAAGCCATACTTGGATACTACGAAACAAAAACAGCGGCCTTAGAATCTTTGGAGGCGTTTGCAAAGCGAGATATCACAGAACTGTTCAACATGACGCTATGCGGTATCTATGTAGAGTGGTCAAAGGAACACCTTGGCGGGCTTTCGTCGCATGGTAAAGAAAGTTACGAGAATAGTTGGAAACACTTGTCTACGCTCGGAGATAGAAAAATGCGCTCACTCAGGACGGATGACTACCAAGCTGTCATCAACTCCATGATTGAGGCAAATAAAAAGAGAGCGACAACCGTTAAGGTTCGCTCTCTAATGACTCAGCTTAATAAATGGGCTATGCGCGAGGATATTGTGGAGAAAGATTTTTCTTCGTTCGTTCGACTGCCTAAAGACGATAGCGAAGAAAAGAAAATATTCACACAAAAACAAATTGATAAGCTATTTGAAAAGGCTACGGATCCATGCGTGAGGGTTATATTGATTCTTATATACTCAGGTCTTCGTATCGGTGAATTGATGGCAATAACAAAAGAGAATGTCCACTTAGACGAAGACTATATGATCGGTGGCATAAAATCTGAAGCAGGGAAAAATCGTATAGTTCCCATCAATCCAAAGATAAAAATGTTTATATCGGAATTATATCATAATGCTCCAAGCGGCGGTAAATTGATGCATGGATACGACGGCAATCGTAGCCCCGCAAATTTCCGCAAACGAGAATTTGTTCCAACATTAGAAAGTCTAGGAATGTTTGGCTTTACTCCCCACTCGACAAGGCATACATGCGCGAGCTTAATGGTGGCTGCTGGGATACCAAGGGAACTAATTCAGAAGATTCTAGGACATGCTCAATATTCTACAACGGCTGACTATTACGTCCATAAGAACGCGGAAGAACTCGTGGCCGCGATAAAGAGCATCTGACATTACAGTCTGGTTACTAACAAATTATAAATAGGCAAAAAATAAACCCTGTAACCGTTGAGGCTACAGGGTTTATTGGAGCATCTAGGCAGATTCGAACTGCCGACCTCATCCTTACCAAGGATGCGCTCTGCCGACTGAGCTATAGATGCACAGAGACCGCTCAAGAAGACCACAAACGCAGGAGTGAGAAATGGTTCAGAGGGAAGACAAGCTTCCCTCCTTACAACTGATGGCGACGCCGATGGGACTTGAACCCACGATCTCCGGCGTGACAGGCCGGCGCGATAACCGACTTCGCTACGGCGCCACGAAGTTTTTGAACCTGGCAGGGGCAGAAGGATTCGAACCCTCGGCACGCGGTTTTGGAGACCGCTGCTCTACCAGCTGAGCTATGCCCCTATATGGTGGGCCTTCACGGACTCGAACCGTGGACCGACCGGTTATGAGCCGGTTGCTCTAACCAACTGAGCTAAAGGCCCATTACTTGTTCAATTACGTTGTTTTCACCGCAGGTGGGTCGAGTATTAGGGGGACGAAAATGGCGCCTCCTGTTGGACTCGAACCAACGACCCTGCGGTTAACAGCCGCATGCTCTACCAACTGAGCTAAGGAGGCATTG